TAGTCGCCCTCGTAGGTCACTTCGAGCGTCATCGTGAGGATCTTCTTGCTCACGAGTACCTCCTGTGGTGGTTGGGGAAGCTGAGGGGGAGGCCCCGGCAGTTGCCCGGACCTCCCCCGAGGGGTTGATCAGTCGTTCAGGATCTCGGCGGCGATGGCCTTGAGTTCCGCGCGGGTGTTGACCTGGACCGCGTTCTCGTCGTACGCCTTGGCCTCGAACTCCTCCAGGTCCTCGTCGGTCAGGGGGTCGGTGTCCCAGTCCCCCTCCAGGTCGCGCTCCTTGACCGGCCGGATGAAGTAGGTGGTCTTCTTGTTCTTGCGTTCCTTGCTGACCGAGAAGTAGAGGTCGTCCCGGTTGATCGGGGCCGTCTTCTTGTTCTTGGAGAAGTTCTTGAGGATGTCGGCGATGGTCGGGCCGACCTTCCACATCTTCAACTCCGGTGACTCCGGGTCGGTGAAGTCGACGACGTTGAAGCACACCTGCTGGCTGGGCTTGTCCCCGGCGTCATCGCACAGGGGGCACTTGCTCTCCAGGCAGGTCCAGGAGCGCTTGCCCTGGCGCTCGATCCAGTGCTGGAGGTAGACGAAGAACGGCTCGTCGTCGAGGAACTTGACGATCACCTCGTCGTCGGTGACCTTGAAGTCCGTCGGGAAGGAGGAGGTGGCGGACTTGGTCTTCTCGTAGGAGCCCCAGCCCTTTCCGCCGACCTTCGGAGCGGGTTCGTCGTCCTCGTCGTCGTCCTCGGAGGAGCGTCGCGACCGGCGGGAAGGCGCAGCGGCCTTCTCAGTATGAAGCGACTCGCGGCGCGAGCCCCGGCGGGAGCCGCGTGCCGGGCGCTCATCCTCCTCATCGTCCTCGGGGAGGTTGGTGTCCTCCGGCTCCGGACTGTAGGCCTCGGTGTCGCGGGTGGTGCGGCGGCGGGTGAGCGTGCGAGGCATCTAGTTGGTCTCCTGCTGGTAGAGGTGGATGAAGGAGTTGCCCTCATCGGTGTTCACGCGGGCCTCTTCGAGGTCGGCCGCGAGGGACTGGTCCATGAACTGGTCGGCGATCCGGTCGAGGTCCTGGAGGGTCTTCGCCTTGGGGAAGTCGTCGGTGCTGATGTCAGCCTCCGCGCCGAATTCCACCCATTCGAAGTTGCCCATGCTCACGTGGAACTTGCGGGTCTTTTTGATCCTCACTGCTCCACCAGTCGCTTGAAGAGGTCGGTGACCCGGGCGGTGAACTGCGTGGACTTGAGGGCCTTCTGGTGGGAGACCAGTACGCCCTCCTCGTGCGCGATGCGCACCATGCCCTCGACCTGTGCGCGGGTGTACAGGCGGCGTCGACCACGGGGGTCGTCGTCCCGGCCGGGTGACTGGTAGGTGCTCTTGGGGATGATCCCCTCCCTCTCCCACTTGCGGATGGTCACCGGCTGGCGGCCCAGTGCGCGGGCGAGGTGTCCGACGGTGAAGAACTCGGTCTCCACTCCGGCCACCACGTACTTGCGTGGCTTCGCGTCCCAGTCGGCCGCCGACTTGGCGACCTCGGTATGAAGCCGGTTCGGGTGTCGGACGATCGGCCGGGAGGATCCGGGGTAGTACTGCTCGCCGATGGCGGCGAACTCCTCGTCGATCTGCAGGGCGGTGCTCATGTGGTGGTGGTGTCCTATCCGTAGTGCGTGGCGAGAAGCCAGTGAGGCTGTGCCTGCTGGGGCTGGAGCCCTAGGACTTCCAGGGCCTTGGCCAGGATCTTGTGGTGCTCGTCGGTGATCTTGGGCAGGTCCACTTCGGCGACCCAGTTCTTGTGCAGGTAGGGTCCGACCAGCAGCATGTAGCCGGTGTATCCGCTGCTGCTGTTGCCGTACTGCTTGAAGGTAGTGCCGTGCACCCCGGCCTTGGCGAGTACCACGTTGGCGGACTCCGCCAGGCCCTCGTCCTCGTCGTACCAGGGGAGTTCCTCGGGGTCGTAGATGAGTTTGTACTCCCCCTCGTCCCCGCCGAGGTCATAGCCGTAGCCGAGGGTTGCGTAGGCGTGGGATCCCATGTCAGCCCCGGATCGGCTTGAAGGCGAACGAGACGGACTCGGTGAACAGCGCGTCCAGTTCGTCTTCGGTGATCAGTCCCTCCTGCTGCAGGACGTACAGCTCGTCCTGGTCCAGCACGGTGGTGGTGACCTCCTTGAAGACCCGGTCCGTCAGGCCCTTCTTGTTGGCCAGGGTCTCGACGGCGTCCACGTCCAGGCCGATCGAGGTGCGCCGCTCGCGCTTGACGGAGGTGAACTTCTGCCCGTTGACCTCGACCGGCTCGGGCAGGTCCCAGAACTTGCTGCCCTTCTCGTCGGTCTCGCCGTGGGCGTCCACGAAGGTGCTGATCTCGTCGCGCAGGTGGTTCTTGCGGGTGACGACCTGGGTTTCCTGGAACTTGAGGACCAGGAACTCGCGGACCTTGGCCAGCGGGTTGTCCCCGGCGAGGGAGATGGGCCGCTCGATGCGGCGGGTGGTGCGACGTTCGACGGTAGCCATAGAGCGGTGGGCTCTCCTTCTACAGAGTAGTTGCTGCCTTGCGTGTTATCGACAGTACCGTATCGGTACGACATTGTCGATTCAGTACTACCGATTCAGTGCCGCGCATCCCAGTGGAGCGCGTCGCTGTCCCGCTGGTCAACGCGCAGCGCGGTCTCCACCCGGTCGACATAGACGGTGACGACCTTGGCGGTGGCGGGGTCGATGACAGCGACGATGCCGTTGCGTACGTGGCGCACTTGCCCGGCGACGCGGCCGGAGCGGTAGGTATGAAGCGGCTTGGCGGCTGCGAGCAGCACGTCCTCGACGGTCCAGCCCTTGGCAGCGGCCTGCTGCTGGGCATGGAGGGTGAGTCGGTAGGGGCTCGGGTTCTCAGTGGTCCAGTTGATTCCCAGGGCTTCGGCGATGGTGGTCATTTCTAGCTCCTTCGCAAGGGTGTTCGTCCGTCTGGCAAGGACAGTAGATGTGGCTGACTCCGCTTGTCAATCACTTAGCCGCAAGTACTTTACAAGCGATTCACAAGCCATCCGTCGATGGTCCGCACCCTGGTGCTACGCGGCTTCCAGGCACTGAGTCAGGCTCACGACGTCGTTCTCGATGCGTCCCTTGTCGTCCGCGCCCCGGCCGTCAGTGATGGCCGCACCGATGCGCCGCTTGTGCGCGAGCATGGACAGCTTCCGGGGCTCGGTGGTGCCCGCCGTGATGGCGTTGAGGACGTAGATGTTCTTGAACTTGCTCGACGCCCGGTCGTGCCGCTTGTTGATCTGGTCCTGCTTGCCGGAGGACCACGCGAGGTCGTAGTTGATGAGGTAGTTGGCCATCCACAAGTCGGTGCCGAAGGCTCCGGCGTGGCTGGACAGGAACACCCGGCACTCGGGGTCGGTCTCGAAGCGGTTGGCTGCGAACGCCTTTGCGCCCGCGCTCATCCGGCCGGTGTAGGTGACAGCACTGTCCGCAGGCAACCGGTCGGCCAGCAGTTCCAACATGTCAGGGTTGACCGAGAACACGACGACCTTGTTGCCCGGTGTGGCCAGGATCCGCTCCAGCGTGTCCAGGACCGTGTCCATCTTCGGATGGGTGGTCACGTCGTCCAGGACACCGCCCTTCCAGATCTCGTAGCAGTACTTGGAGCCGGTCCAGGACTTCTTCTGGATACCGGTCTGCCGCCACGTCTCGGCCTCCTCGAAGCGCTGGCCGGACCAGCGGATGAGGTCGGGGTGGTTCAGCAGCATGTCCAGCGCCTGCATGCGGGCCATGATCTTGCCCTGGGCGCTGCTCTCGTTGGGGGTGTCGCCTCCGTGGTAGTGGGAGAACAGGTCGAAGCCACCCGTGACCGGTCCTGCCGCGCGCAGTTCAGCCAGCAGGTCGTCGGAGATCCGCTTGTAGGCCTTGCGGGTGCGGGCGTCGAGCACGACGGGGATGTTGCTCTCCTGCACCTCCGGCAGGAAAGGACGCACGTCGTCGTCCAGGCGCGTCTTGCGCACCATGGCTTCGGAGAGTTTGGCGTGCAGCACGGGCAGGTTCTTGTACTTCTGCACCCCTCCGAAGCGGTTGCGCACGATGTACGACTTGTCGTACAGGTCGAACCGGCCCAGCACGTCTTCGTCGACCCACTGCATGATGCTGAACAGCTCTTCCGGCCGCCCGTTCTCGACCGGGGTGCCGGTCAACGCGTAGCGGTGGGGAGCGGTGAGTCGCTTGATCTTTCGGGTGCGCTGGGCCTTGAACGTCTTGATGGCGGTGGCCTCGTCCAGGACGATGCACTCCGGCTTGATCCGGCGCACCCAGTTCCAGTCGTTGACGACGTTCTCGTAGCCCATGATCACGTAGTCGGGCTTGTACGCCTTGACCTTGGTGTACAGGCCGTTGCGCTTCTTGGTGTCGCCGTCGATGAGGATGCAGTACTCCTCCGTCGGGACGGTGATCTCCTGAGTCTGTCCGTCCTCCCGAACCTTGATGACGCGTGTGCGGACGTCGGTGAGTTTGGCTATCTGCTTGGCCCACTGGTACTTCAGCGAGGCCGGGACGACGATGACGGCGGTGTTCACCTCCCCCAGTTCGATGAGGTCCTCTATGGCCGCGAGCGCGATCGGGGTTTTCCCCAGGCCCATCTCGTAGGCGATCAGGAGGGAGCCGCGCTCGACGGCCCGGTCGACTGCTTCCTCCTGGTAGGTATGAAGGTCGATGGTCAGCATTGGGCGTACCACCGGTTGAACGATCCCTGGGTCCGGGGCTTGCGGCTGCGGGGCCGGGGTGGCGTGTAGACGCTCCATACGAGGTGCTCCGGGTTGACGCACTTCGGACGTCGGCACTTTCGGTGCTTCGGTCGCATGTCCCCGGCGGTGAGGTAGGCGAGGATCTCCTTACCCGCGTAGGTGTGCTTGCTGATGGCGCATGACTGGAAGAGCAGGCAGTCGCTGTCGGGGTCGGGCTGCACGCGGTCCCAGAATCCTGGGTCCAGGTGCTCGTAGCCTTCGGGGGCTTGCACGGGCTGTCTCCTTAGAAGCGTGCGAGGACGCTCGGGTAGGCGTTGCGGACGGCGTTCTTGATTGCGTCGGCACCCATCTCGCCGATGTCCTTCGCGGAGGTGCCGGAGTAGTCCAGGAACTTGAGCGCCAGTCCCCGGCGGGACCAGTCCTTGCGGAGCCGTTCGCTGTCCTTGGCCCCGGCCGCGTCGTTGTCGAGGGCGATGACGACGGTGTCGAAGTGGTCCCGGATCAGGGACATCTGGGCATCGGAGACCCCGGAGCCGAAGGAGGCCAGACCTGCGGTGAAGCCGCACGCGCGCAGCCGGACCACGTCCAGTGGCGACTCGACCAGGATGGCCTGGTCACTCTCGTAGGTATGAAGCCCGAAGAGCGTCTTGGACTTGGTCATGCTGTTGGGTCGGTTGCGGAAGTAGCGGGCGTTCTTCTCCTGCCAGCCCCACAGCTTGCCGGTATCGGGGTCGCGGACGGGGATGATCCACATGCTGCGTTCGGTGTCCCACAGCACTCCGGTGGCTTCACAGTGCTCCGGCATGATCAGGCGCTTTGAGCACTCGGCTATGGGCGGGGTGACGAACAGGGCGAGGCTGGCCTCGTTGATCTGGGTGGTCGTGTCGACCTTGTCAGGGGTTGCCTCCTTCTTCGCCAGGAATTTCTTGACTCGCTCGATTCCCCCGCGCTTTCGGACCCACAGGACCGCGTCGGCGTAGGGGATTTCGAGCATGTCCTTCACCAGGATGATGAAAGGGCCCTGATAGCCGCACGAAAAGCAGTTGAAATAGCCAGCGTCGTAGTTGATAGAGAAGGATGGGTGCTTGTCTTCCTTGCCGGTGCGCGCCAAATGCATGGGGCACGGCATGTGTATTTCGTCGCCTTGGACCTTGTAGGCCAGGCCGATCTCGTCGAGGCAGCCGGTGACGTTACCTGGAATAGGTGTGCCGACTACGTCCCATCCGGATGCCTTAGCGCGAGGCATGGGCTACCTCCTTTCTGAATATGTCTTGGCCATCCAGAGTATTTCCTCGGCGTCCCTGCGAGCCCAGAAGGTCCCGTAGATTACGAAGTCGAAGTCGCGCATTCCGCGCAGTTTGTACGCCTCGCTGGCGTAGGTGAGCAGCCGGTCGTGAGGATTCCGGCCGTTGTCGATGCACCAGTACCGAAACTGCTGGTAGGTGCCTGCCAATACCACGGTGCGCCGGTCAGTACGAGGCTCCGACGTATCCGTCACTGTTCTGCTCCTCCATTCCGGCGAACGGGTCCTCGTTGAGTTCTTCGAACTTCCCGCATGTCCAATCCCACTGGACGTAGGTCTCCAGGGGCGGGCAGTTTCGGGCCAGGACGACCTTGATCTTGTTGATGTTCTCGTCGTCGGTCTTTTCCACACCGAGAATGACGTCGGAGTCCTGGGCGAACGAAGAGGAGTACCCGATCGAGTCGGAGGTGATGACCTTCTTCTTGTTCATCTTCCACTCCAGGACCTGGGTGGAAATCATGATGGGGAGTTGCCGGTTCTTGGCCATTCTCTTGAACCCACGGGTGAGGTTTGTGAGCGCCTGCGGAGAGCCCTGCGCCTCGCCGAGTTCGTCCTGCATCATGTAGATGCCGTCGATGATGACGATGTCCGGCCGGTGCGCGTCGATCTTCGCGTCCACCCCGGAAAGCGTGGTCGCGTTCATGGAGTCGGACGAGAGAATGAAACTCGGCATGCTCTCGATTTCCCGAATGGCCTTTTCCAGCTTGTCCCATTCGGCCTTCTTGAGCGTGCCATTCCGCAGGCGGGCATGTGCGATCCCGGCGCGGATGGAGTCGTAGCGCTCCTCCTGCTCCTCGTTGCTCATCTCGAAGCCGATGAACAGGACCTTCACGCCGTACAGGTGCGCGGCCATTGCGGCCAGCAGGAGCAGCGTCGACTTGCCAGCCTTGGGCGGGCCGACGAAGGTGATCAACTGCTCCTTCTGCGCGCCCTGGGTGGCCCGGTCGATGGTCTTGAAACCGGTGGGGATGCCGCGCAGCCCGTCGGGCAGGTCCTTGAGGGCGAGGTAGCGCGCCAGGCGTTCCGTGCCAGTCGTGGTGAGGTCCGTGTCACGGGAGTTGGGCACTGCCGAGGCGATGGCTGCCAGCGTCCGCGACAGCGCCTCCATGGCCGCCTGTGCGTTGTTCTCCTCGTGTGCGTCGACCGAAGCGGCCAGGCCCTCCTCCAGGAGGGCCAAAGTATGAAGTTCCCGGATGCGGTCGGTCAGGACCTGCATCGTGTCTTCGACCTTGGCGAACTTGTACGTGGGGAAGTCGTTGCGGATGGTGGTCAGCGAGGGGACCTCGCCGTAGGTGCCCTTGTGCCGCATGATCGCCTTGAAGACGACCTTATTGTCGGGGTCCTGGAAGAAGGCGGGGGTCACGCCCGCGTCGGCCACCGCTGCCAGGTCTCTGTCCTGGATGATCCGGGAGACCAGCAGCCGTTCGAAGTCAGCCAAAGAGGGATCCGATCAGTGTGGTGGGGTGGGCTGGCAGGGTGCGCCCCTTGCTGCCGAACATGAGGTGGTTCTCGTTGTCGAAGATGGCTGCGACGTCGGGCATGTGGGCGATGCGGCGGGCCAGCTTCTTCGGGTCGTCGGCCCACACCCGCCCGATGGGCAGGCCTTCGGTGTCCAGCCGCTCGGTCAGCGCCTCGGCGAACTCCTCACCCAGGTAGGTGACGACGTCGACCGAGTACTTGTAACGCCAGGTGGTGTCCCAGATGACGTGCGCCAGTTGCTCGTTGATGGTGTAGGAGTTGATGGCCCGCTTCACCTGCGCCGACTTGCTCCCGAACTGGCGGCGCATCAGCTCGACGACTCGGGAGTCTGGCTTGTCCGGCAGGAGTCCGAGCATGCCCTCGAAGGCGATGACCAGGCGTGGGCTGACCTCGTTCGAGATGTTTCCGCGCTCCATCAGCCAGCCCCGAGTTTGTAGGAACCCTCCAGTTCACTGGCCACGACGGTCCCCTCCCACCACGGTGATGTGCGTGAAAGCGCCTTGGATGAAGGACCCCATGGAGGGGTTGTAGATGTCCCCCCACCGGCTGGGCGGGACGTTGGTGGTGACCAGGGTCGGACGGGCCTCTCGGTGCCGCAGGCGCAGCAGGTCGTCCAGCAGCCCTTCGGCGTAGCCGGTCTTGGTCTTGTGCTCTTTGCCGACGTCGTCCAGGAGGAGGACGGGTGCCTTCTCGGCCGCCACGATCTTGTCCTGGATCTCCCACCAGCGGGCGACCGCCTCCGGCTCGCGCCGGTCCTGCAGGCCCATCTTCTCGATGGACAGCTTGACGTAGTCGGCGTAGGCCAGCCACGCGACCGGCAGGCGTCGTGTGAAGTAGATCTCCAGGAGCGTGGCGGTGGCCAGGGTGGTCTTGCCGGTGCCGGGAGGGCCGACCAGCAGCAGCCCCTTGCCGATGTCGCCCCAGTTGGCGGGGTACTCATCCAGGGGGCGCTTGTCGGTGACGTAGTGGTCCCGGAGGTTCTCGGTGAAGTGCTGGCAGACCGCCTTGCCCGGCGCGTCCGCCAACGTATGAAGCCGGAGCGCTTTGTAGTGCGCCGGGATACCGAACTCCTTGAGGCGCAGCGCATGGACCCGAGGGTCAGTCGCCATCGGTGGGTACCTCCTGTGGTGGTTGTTTCAACGGACAGAATGCTAACACGGTTACCGATTCATTGGTACTGATTCAGAACGCAGAGAGAGACGGGCCGCCGAAGCAGCCCGCCTCTCGGGACGTCAGGCCCAGTAGTCCTCGTTGAACCGGTTGGCCTCCACCTGGTCCACGGCCTGCGCCTTGCCCGTGCGCTGGGTCAGCAGTCCCCGTGCGGCCAGGAAGTCCTTCCAGGCGACCGTGCTGTCCGACCGCTGCCACGAGGGCGACCAGTAGGTGATGATCATCTGCCGGATCTCCTGCCGCTCCGTGCCCTGCGCCATCCACCGGCCGAAGTTCCCCGCGAGGGCTCCGAGGTTGGTGGAGCCGGGGACCGGGTGGCCCACGTCCTGGGCCCGGCTGTCGAAGAACTCGGCCAATTCTTCTGACGGCCGCTTAGAGCGCGGTTTACGGCCTCGCCGGACCGGAGGGGCCAGGTCGTCGTCAGAAGCCGGGAGACGGCGGCCTGGGGCCTGCGCCGCGCCCTCCTCGTCCAGGGTCTGGGCTACGACGTAGGCCGGGTCGAGTTCCCGCTCGGCCTGGGCCGCTTCCTCCGCCATCTGCTTCCGGGACTTCTTGCGGACACT